TGCATCTCATGGGCTGTAATGAGATAATACAAAACCTCTAGAACAGGGGTTAGGTTACCTCAGGCTTTGATGGAATTCTACCTAGGTGACCTACACAAGCTGTACGAAAGAACTCCATTACCACTCCAAGAGCCCATTGTCATCCACACCGTTGCAGGTGCCGGCAAAACTACCCTCGTCCGCTCTTGGATCCGCCGAGCCCCACAACTGAAAGCCGTCACTGGCGGTCAGCCGGACCCACCAAGTCTTGAAGGAGTGGGCATACTCAAACCTCATGGCCGTGCTGATATAGTCGATGAGTACCCCGCAGTGGCAGACATCACGGGTGCTAAAGTCCTCCTTGCCGACCCACTCCAGCACCGTGGCACCACGTTCCCCGCCCATTTCATAGGCCGACGCACCCACAGATTTGGCAAGTCCACCTGCGAGCTCCTCAAGTCATTTAACATTAATTGCTCCGCGGATAAGGAGGACAAAGTTTTGAGGTCGGGCCTTTACGAATCAGATCTCGTTGGGACCGTTATCGCAGTTGACGACGACGCCGCCGAACTTTTGGAAGCCCACTCCGCACAGTTCATCACGCCCTGCCAGGCCCTAGGCTTGACTTGCGAGGTCGTGACTGCAGTTTCCACTGTACCCCTTGAAGAGGCAGACCCCGTCAACCGCTACATCGCCTGCAGCCGACACTCACAACAACTTCTCATCCTTGAGGGATGAGGCTGCAAGCCCCTCCGGACTTCACGAAACCCCTCGTCGCCGTCGCCATAGGATTGTCTATCGCCGTCACCATCCACTTCATTACCAGGTCTAACTTACCCCACGTGGGCGACAATCTCCACCACCTTCCCCACGGCGGCCGCTACTCTGACGGGACCAAGCGTATCATCTACAACAGTCCTGGCGGCCCATCAGCCTACCACAGTTTCTGGCCCTTCCTCACTGTCATCCTCATTACTGGAGCTCTCCTGCTGCGCGGCACTAGGCCTCGCCACCCTTGTGCTTGTCCTCTTTGCTCTGCA